GTTTAATGCAAACAATTTGCAGGTTGCTGTCGAGTTGGTGAAGTTGCCGGGGATCGGGTTGTTCGACGTGTCGGTGGGCGGTCCTGGTTTGTTCGGTGGTGGGCCGTGGTGGAAGGTAGCTTTCCAGAACGGGCTGGCCGGTGTGAACGTGAACCGGATCACCGGGGATGCTTCTGGTTTGTCTGGTGGTGCCGGGATTTCGGTTAGCACAAAGGTTTTGACTAAAGGTGGCCGGAAGTGGACTGTCACGTTCGGCGGAAATCTGACGGGCTACAACGTGCAGCAGATGACCGCTGACCCGTCCAGGTTGACTGGTGGTGTTAAGCCTGCGGTGCAAGTTTTGACGTTGAATCAGGGTTCGCAGCCTTACACGTTGACGTTCCAAGGGAATTTGTCGGGGGTCGATGTTCCTAAGCTTGAGCCGGATTATTCAGGTTTGACAGGCGGTAGGCAACCTACTGTTACTGCGACTGTTCGTTTGGAGGGGGCTACGGCTCCTGCCGAGAATTGTGCGGTGGACACCGATCCGCGTGTGGAGCAGGTTGTTTCGGAGTCCGGTTCGCAGTTGTGGGGCCGGATGAACGGGGTGCGGTTTAAGCATCCTGTGCCGCCGTATACGGGTGCGAGGAAGTTTGAGGTCACGGTGTCTGGTTGTAAGCCTGGGCAGATGGTGACGTTGCGTTTGCCTCGTCCGTGGTCGCGCCCTTGGGGTTTGGAGTGAGGGTGGTGTTGAGGCTGCTGGGGGTACCGGTGGCTTCGATCACTGTCGAGGACTTCCGGGTTGAGTATGAGGAAGATGACGGCAGCAGCTTTATCGGGGGTGGTTCTGCCCACGATTTTGAGCGTGACGTGAATCCTGTGGCACCGGAGGATCGCTATAACTGGGAGTGGGATGACAAGCGCAGGTTTGGTTTCGGAGCGCACTGACATTTATGGTGGCTTGTCCACGCTGGCTGATCATGATGTGTTGTGGGGTAAGGTCCAAGACCGTAGGGCTTCGATGGAGCGGCTGCGGTTGGAGAAGCCGGTCATCGAGTTGTACGACGGGGACTATCAGCTTCGCGGTCAGGTGGCCGGGGAGCGTGCCGGCGATTTCGAGGAAATCGAGAACGAGACTGGCACAGCCAAACTTGAACTGCCGCTTGAACACTATCTGTCGAAGTGGGTGATGGACCACAAAGGGCGGCAGAAACGTAACATCCATGTGGTTTTCGAGAAGCAGGGTGTCCGCTGGTCCGGTCGCATGTCTGACTACGGTGTCATCAAGAAAGACACCGGGGATGTGTTTCTGGAAATACTGTTCCTCCATGATTTTGAGGAGATCAAACATGTGAGGGTGTGGGCGAACCCGTTCCTGCGCCCTGAGTTCCAGTTCCCTAAGCTGTGGATAATTTTTGGTCCGGCCCGGTTTTGTCTGTTGACAACACTTTTCGTGAACCTGTGTATCCGCCTCGAAGGGTCACTCTGGTCTTTGCCGGATGACCCTTTGGATATCAACGAGTGGATGGGGCCATCGTTTAACCCGTCGAACTGGCGGAACATCGTCAAACCGTATTCGCTGTTCACCGACAACACCCCTGTGTCCATTGTCTTTTCACGTTTCGGCACGTTTTACGATTGTGCTAAAAAGGTGTTGGAGGACACCGGTTTGACGTTGGTGTGCCGCAGGTATTTGCAGGATCGTGACCCGCACCCGTTCGAGAACCTGATCGGGACACAGCACCTGTTGGAAGACCTTTACACCAAGATTCCGCTGAGGCAAGGCTGCCTTGTGTGGGATGTGGAGGACAACAACGAGTGGGGTAGTGAAACAGCTTTCGGTGGTTCGCTGCTAGTCGGGTTCACCAGGGCTGCTATCCAATTGACCTCTGACGGTTACGAGGAAGGTGTAGAGGTTTTCACCGGGGATGCCACGTTCCCCGGCGAGTATTACACCCCTAAGTATTTTGGCACTTCACCGAAAGCACCTCATGTGGTGTTTGTTGAGGGCCAGTACACAGGTATCAAATCGTCGGAGTTCAGGTATTTTGAGGCTACCGACACTAGTTTTTTGACTGGTGGTTCGTCGGCACCGGGTGTCAATGAGGCCATCTCGGCTGCGGTGAATATCGGCGGCGATTTCTTGACCTCGTTCATCAACTCCGCTATCGGTGCCGCATCTATGTTCGGTGGGGCTATCGACTTGGCCCCGTTGGGCGGCATGATTGATGCTGTCGCCCAAATCCTTTACAAAGATGTGATCGCCGCGTTCATGCAGATACCTACGCTGCGGGCGTCAGGGCTGTCTTTACCTATTCCTGGTTTGGAAAACGTGAAGAGTGGTCTTGGAGATTTCCATTACTACGAAGGTTGGGCTGACGCGGAGAAAGCGTTCACTCTGGGTGCCGGTTTGGCGTTGAAGAAACGAATGTTTGAGACACAAGCCCATTCGACGCACACGTTGGAGGTATCGGATGCTGCCCCGTATCTGTTCGGGCGTAACGGTTTCGGGCATTGTTGGGTCGGATCGCGTGTCGGCACAACGGTGTTGGGGTACCCGGACCCGGATGTGATTTTCGTGGAGCGCATCAAGAAGGCTAAGTATTCGTGGGATGAGGATGGGCCTTCGGGTTGGGTGATCGGTCTTGGTTACCGCCAGCCGCAGGACGCTATGGGCAAGGTGTTTGCTGAGATTCAGAAACTTGGAAATATCGGAAGCATATTGGGGTTGTTGTGATTAGAGCGCAAGAGCAGACGAACTACAGCAATCCGCGTGAGCATTTCGTGTGGGCTTTACGTAACCTGCCTATGATCGCAGGTATCGGTGGGATCACCCACCCTATGTTTCTCACGCAGTGGTCGGAACATTTGTTCAATTGCGGGTTTTTTCACACCGACTATATCGCCGGCTTCGCTGACGAGAACGGCATGATCCATGTCAGCCAGTTACCGGGGCAGATCATCGCGTTCCAGGCTGCCGCTAGGGGTCCGAGGAACGCCTGGAATAACGCTGCCCGTTGGGACACCGAGGGTTCACCTGAACCGGCACCTGTGACGATCCCAGATATCAATGAGCTTTCCGCTAATGAGCGGGCAGCCATTTTGGGGCAGTTCATCGACGCAGGTCTTGTCGAACCTCCCGATAGTGGTCCCGCGTATCTACCTGCGGAGGTTGTGGAATGACGGCACCTGACGGCTCGTATGTGATCGGCGGCGCTAACTGGGGCCAGGACTCCAACGAAACGCTGTTGAATCAGCTTGTCGGCGGCTACCCGACACCGGACAACCCGTTTTTTCAGATCGAGCAGCATCTGCTGCGTATGCCGATTGAGGCGTTGAGGGTTTTTCAGCCGTTCATCCCCGGCGCTAGGGCCGCTGATTTCAACAACCAGCAGTCCGCTGCCGAAACGGTGATAGGCACTTTCTTTCAGAACGGCGGCAAAGGTGGCTTGTTTCAGGATCTTACCGACAAGATCCAAGAGGTAATCGACAACCTTTTTGATGGTTGGATCGGTAACGATATCGGCACGGGTGGATCGAACCCCACTAATGTGCATGTCACTTCTGACCAGATTCGTGAATCTATCCAAAAGCTGAATGATAAATATAATGAACTGATCGCAGCCAACAATAATGGTGTGGTGGAAAATTTCGGCACCTACCCTAACGGCGGGTTGGGTCCGAAGTGGGTGTCGTGGCATAGCGGTTTGGCCGCTGAGACTATCTCCATCAAAGATGGTTTCATGTATCTGTTGCAGTTCCCGCTTGTTTTGTTGGGCCGTAAAGGGTTTACCCGTTACAAAGATAAGTCCACCACTTCTGACTATCAGCGGATCGGTTGCGCGTTCGCGTCAGCACCGCAGCAGGGTCTTTCGCAGAACGCGGGCAACTACATGTTGGGCAGGGTGTCGTCGCAGTTCGACACGAATGTTACGTCAACATATGTGTGGGCGAAAATTGAAGTGAATAAGTGTTCTATAGGTTGCACCACTATCTCTAACGGTCAACCTTTGGAGACTACTTTTTCTACGAGTCAAAAGTTTCGGTTTTCGCCTGGTTCCGCTTACTGGTTCGAGGTTGGTGATAAGGCAGCTAATGATCCTTACACGTTCCGCCTTTTTAGGGATTCGGTGGAGGAACTGAAGGGGGTTGACACTAACCGGAAATCGTTTGTCGGTTCCACCCACAGGTTTACCGGTTTAGGTTTCGACAATCCGCTGTTGCAGTCCGGGAAAATTTCTTCGTTCGTGATGTTCGATTCTAAGTAAGGATTTTTGTGGCTGAGGATGGTGTTATCAGGGCTGTTTCGGCTCAGTTACGGGATGCTGATATCAGCGAGTCAACTGTCCGCGCTGTGTTCACGGCGTGGTCCCGTATCACGGGCGGTGACGCTGTTGGGACTGTTTTGGAAGACCCTGCGACGGGTAATATCGCTGTGAGGGTTTCTCGTCTTGGTGAACTGTATTGGCATGTGATTGGTTTGGATGCGTCTGTGTCGAATGACCAGCAGGGCACTATTCCCGGCTGGGATGTTTTGAAGAGTGTGTCGTGACGGTCACACCGGAGGACTTTTTGAGGGCCGGCTTGCGTGTGTGTGGCTGCCGCGAGGTTATGCCCCTCAGCCTCTACAACCCGAATGGGAAACGTGAGGATGTGGAGATCGGTGAGTGCCGTTTGTGCCGCGGCAGGTTCGGTAGGATGCCTAAATAAAAGAAGACCCCCTGGATGATGTTTATTAAACATCATCTGGGGGGTTTTTTGTGTTTACCGGGGTTTGTCGGGCGTTGTTGAGCCGTTCCAACATTTCATCTGGGATATACAGTTCAGCTTTCACAGCCTGAGTGCCGGGGTATCGCATAACCCGGTAAGTGATACCGGAACGTAGGAGTAGTTGCCTACGGTTCTCGGTGTCGGAGTTTTCCCACAGATTTTGGTAGGTTTCACCTGTTTCTTTGTATTCCCATCCTGCGGAACGGGAGGGTAGTTTTTCTAACTCCGATATCCGAAAATCTATAGCCCTGATTTGCTCTGTAAGACGCGAACGGACACTATCTGAGGTCATTGTACCCATAAGGGTAGCAAGTTCGTCTACGGCCCTTCTAGCCTCATCTAATTCGATTTGGTGATCCTCAGCCGGTATAAACACCCGCTCTAACACATTTTTGTTACCGACAGCCGCCAAGAACGCGGCTTCCAACTCTGATTCCACCATTTCAGATTTAACAGGGTCTGTGTGATTACCCTGACACAAATAGTATCGGTAAACGGAGTTCGGTTTAGTGAACACCCGGTGATGCAGCGGGCTACCGCACTTGTAGCACAGAAGTACACCGAGAAGCGGGGAGGTTTTACGCACCCTCGACGGGGTGATTTTCCTTTTCTCCACAGCGACCTGTAAACGATCCCATTCATCCTGCGGTAGCAGCGGTGCAGCATTCAACACGGGGACGCCCCGGTTATCCCGAACCGTTTTACCTTCGTAGGTTGCGTGCCCCAGCAGTGTTTTGGATGTGACAAGGTTCCACACCGTTTTCGTGTTCCATCTGGCAGCCTTCGGGGCTTTCACACCGTCTGAGTTCAGTTGATCGACTACCGCCAGGACGGGTTGCCCTTCGATGATCTGCTGGACGATCCTGCGGACCACGGGGGCTGTCTCCGGGTCTTGCTGTAGCACCCACCCACCGCCGTCCAGGGGCTTCGCTGCAAGCCCGTACGGGACAGGGCCACCGGGCCACCTTCCTGTCTCCAACAGCTTCCTGCGGGATGCTTTGGTGCGTTCCCTGATGGCTTCCAGTTCACCTTCGGCTACGCCGGCGATCACGTTGGCTACGAGCCTGCCAACCCACGTCGATAGGTCGATGTTGTCGGAGACACACACCAGGATTTTGTGGTTGTCCATGATCCACCCAAACATTTTGTTGAGTGGGATGGCTCTGCGCCCTACGCGGTCTAGTTTCCAGGCGCAGAGTATGTCCCATTCCCCTGCCCGTTCTTGTGTGAGCCACGGGCCGAGTGATGGGGTGTCGAAGGGATCGACTGAGCCGGAAACGTCTAGGTCTTCGGCCCAGCCGATCACTTCGTGCCCGTGCATGGCTGACCACTGCTCGATAAGTTCGCGTTGACGTGCAGCGGAGGTAGATTCTTCGGTCAGCCGCGACAGGCGTATACGTCCTAGGATTCTCATTCTACAAAGCGTAACCTATGAGTGGTCATGGTTTCATCTTTGTTGAACCGTTTACCTCGCTTGTCTAGTGAGGTTGGGTGTCAGTTGAGGTACAGGCCGGGGTACGGGTATACCTCTGTGCCACCTTCTGACAGATAAGGCATCGGGTCGGAGATTGATTCCACCCCCCATTCCAGGCTAGATGCATACACCGTCAGGTCACCCTCAGATTCTTTGATGTTTTCGAGGATTCTGATGAGGTTACTGATTTTCAATGCAGGTACATCCCTTCAGGATGATCGTCACACTTCTCAGACCAGATAACCTTCGGCGGTCTAGCCCGGTTACCTCCGATCCACACGTCAACATTGCCGCGCTGGAGCATCTCGGTGTGGAGTTGCAGAATAAGTTCAGTAAGTTTCACCGTCTACCTTTCATGTAGTCATCGTTTTCCGGCATTTTGGATTCTCGCTTTCTGTCACTCTGTCGGCCTTCCAGTCGGACACGACACGGCGGATCGTCCTATGCGGGGGTAACTGCTCAGTTAGTTGCTCATCCCGCAGCCCGAGTTTGCGGATCACTGCGTCGGCCACCTCAAATGCGAAGTCCGATGCCCGGAACGGCTTGCACTCGTCGCAGCACGGCGGGTCGATCATGGGATCGACCACAGCGGCGATCCGCTCGCGTAGGTCAAAACCCAACAGTTTTTGACTTTCGTTTGACTCACTCATCGTCGGCATCCATCCAGCAGTCATCACACACGCATCCGGTGTTGTGGCGGGTGAGTTCTGGCGCGCCAGTTCGCGGATCACCGCGTCGGCCACATGCTCACCCCACATCTGCTCGGCCACATCAATGCCTCCATGCTCAGGCTTGCACTCAACGCCGCATGAGCAGTCGATGTAACCGGCGTAATCGACGGGGATGTGCGTTAGCTGTACGTCGCTGATGCGGGTGCGGAGGTCGTCAGGCACCGGGATTCCGTTCACGCTGACCTTTCCTGTCGCTGTGGAAACAATGTTCAGATCGTCACTCATCGTCGGACTCCTTGTGCGTTTCCAGATGCTCGTACCAGGACTGCCAGGCTTCCCCCGCAGATACGGGAAGCGTCGGCTTCTGGTTTCTGTTCTCGGAATTTCCCACAACCCCAACACCCCTCGCTGTTTTTGTCGATGGAGATCTTCACAGCGCCGCAGACGCAGAACCTGTTGTTGCTCATTTGTTCTCCTGTACCCCGCAGATACGGGAAGCGATAGCGTCAGCGGCTTGCGTAAGGCTATTGAGCGCCATCACTACACCTGACGCTGTTTCGGGCACTCCAAGTTCCTCGACAAGCCAATGGACCTCACCACCAGGAGCTTTCACGCCCTCAGCCCATGCCCGTATCTCAGCGGCGATGATGGGACGCAGAGCGGCGAAGACGACATCGGCAGTTGCCAGCAGATCGCCAAGGCTGTAACCATCCTCGGCCATTCCGCAGTCAACACCCAGCGCCCGTGCGACTGCCTCGCGTGCCCCGCCAGGTGCGGTGTGCGGCTCCCTCGCCACACGGAAGCATGGGCAATCGTCGATCATCGCTCACCCCGCTTGCACTCACCGGCAGCGTGAACGTTGCCGCAGCGAATGCAATACCCTGAATCAGCAGGCCACACAACCGCCTCAACGCCGGCAGCCTGAATCAACTTGTCACACCCATAACACGGCTCCCTAGTAACATAAATAGTGGCACCCACCAAATCCTCCCTATTACAATAAATCAGAGCATTGGCTTCGGCATGTACCGCTCGACAATTATCGTAGGAAGAACCTTTCTCAACCCCGCTTGTGCGACGAGGGCAGGAGTCACAACCAGGAGTCCCAGCAGGGCTGCCGTTATATCCCGTCGAACGGATGCGTCGATCTTTGACCACCACGGCCCCGACTTTATCTCTGACACAATCACTCCTTTCCGCTACAGCCTCAGCAATTTTCATAAAATAGGCAGGCCATTCAGGTCTACTCACCGTGTTTCGCTCTCCATTCCTGTTCGGCGGCGATCATGTCCGGGTCACGCATGGGCTTCGATAGGATGCTGCGGACCGCCTCGCCAGTGTCTATGTCGGCGGTCCAGTCGGTGACGTAGCGCCACCGCGGAGGCTCCATATGAAACTGGGCTTTGGGATCGGCTTCCCGCCGCATCCCCAGTTCGCGGATCACCGCCTCGGCCAGGAAGGGGAAATCAAAGTCGGCAATCTTGTAGATGCCACGAAACTCGGCCTGTGCTTTCAGCGCGGCAGCAATGCGGGTGCGGAGGTCACTCATCGGGACATCCTTTCGATGGCCTTGAGTAGTTCGCCTTGACCGGCCAGGTCGAGGACCGCGTCAGTCATAATTCCTGCGATTCGTCCAATGTCTGTAGGCATCAGACCGGACGGTTCCCCGTCCCGCATCGTTGTAACCCTGATCCCCTCTAAATGATTTTGTAGGTACGTTCTCAAGTCGTCACTCATCGTCGGCCTTCCATTCGGTCGATGCACGACACTGGCAGGTGTCGTAGTAGCCCTCAGGGTTGCCACATTTGCCTGGATGTTGGTGATAATGCTCGCAGATTGAGCACGCCAGATCACTCATTGTCTGCCTCAATTCGTTGCACGGTCTCATCCCAACAACCCCTCCAATTCAGCCCGCAACTCAGCCAACTCCAACTCCAATTCAGCAATCCGACACTCCCGGCTGTCTTTGTTAAAATCGGCCCGTTCAGCCTCATCCAACGCATCCATAGCGAGCCGGTAGAGGTCTGGTAGGCAGCCGTGGATAGCGGTGATGAAATCGGCGTCGGCATCTGAAAATAAAGCCGCCACGTTAACACGTTCGCCGTCTGAACCTACCGAGTCAATGTCAAATGTGTCACCGTACTCCTGGTAATCCCAGTAGGTGTTCTCAGCCCCGGTAGTCTTCGACCACAACTGGTAAAGCTTGTCCAAAAACGCTTTATCATCCATCAGTAATCACTCCCATATAACGAACCCCATGACCTTCCCCCAACCTCCGGGTCGGTCCCAATAAACACACCCTTAAACCGGGTACACATAAGCTCCCCGATCTTCTTCGCAGCCTTCTCGGCTTTATCTGCCGGCACACTTGCCAGAACCTCATCGTGGATAGGCAGACGCAGGTAAGGTGTTATCCCTGCGTCGTGTAGCCGCATTAACCCACCGGCTGTGATATCCCGGCTGGATGACTGCACCATGTAATTCAGGGCGGCATACGGGCGTTCCTGATCCACCGGCAGCCTTCTACCGAATGGTGTGTTGATGAACCCGTCCCGGCGTGCCTGTTTCTGCAATTCCTGCGACAGCCGCTTCACCTGTGGGTAGGACTTCTCGAAACCCTGGATGACCTTTTTAGCGGTGTCCACACCGATCCCAGCCTGCTCCGCGATATTCCGTGGCCCGGACCCGTATACGTACGCGAAGTTCACCATCTTCCCGATCTTGCGATCCACACCTGATGCGTCAGCGGTGATCTGGTGCAGATCATCGTTGTTGCGGAACGCTTTCTGCATCGTCTGGTCGCCCGACAGTGCGGCCAGAACCCTCAACTCCTGGGCCTGGTAGTCCACACTCACCATCACCTGACCCTGGTCAGCTAGGAAGCAACGGCGGATCATCCAATCCCCCGCAGGTAGGGTTTGAGCAGGAATCCCGGTGATGGACATACGTGCGGTCCTCGCCCTTAGAGGATTGATCGCCGGGTGACACCTCCCAGCACCATCCATCTGTGTCAGGAATCCATCTACCCATGTTGTCCTCCACTTCCTCGCCTGCTTCGCCGTGACAACGGATTTGGCGAACTCATCACCCTGCTCCACCAGCCGGGTCAACAGAACTTTGTCCACTTTTCGTTTACCGCAGGGTGTTCGTTCCGGGATTTTGTGTCCGCGGGCTTCCAACACGTCGGCTACCTGTTCGGTGGAGTTGACGTTTTCGCAGCCGAACCCGGCTGCCTCAGACTCACTTTTGTCCTGAATCTCCGACAGACGCCCCGACAGTTTGGTGGTGTAGTCCACGTCCAGCAGGAACCCTGTCCGCTCCATCACCGCACACACTTCAGCCAACTTGTGTTCAGAACGTATGAGCGGCTTGGATTCCGCCGGCACCAACGGCATCAACTTGCGTGCCAACCGTGCAGCGAGAATCGTGTCCATCCCTGCATACAGTTGATAGTCAGGGTTGCTGTAGTCCACGGTTGCAAACACTTGGGCGACAGGTGTTTTGGTGTCCGCTGCCAGAGCCTTCATCAGACCCTTCACACCGTCCGCTATATCGGCGTCGATGTAGTGGCGGGTGAGGTCTTCGAGGGAGTGCCCTGTGCCGCCTTCGGTTTTTCCGCGGGGGTCTATCAGGTGTGCCAGGATTTTGGTGTCCACCACCTTGGACCACAGACCTTTGACTCCCAAACACTGTTCGAGGACTTGGAGGTCGTAGGAGGCGTTCTGGAAGACAAGCTTATTGACATTCAGCAACGCTGCGATAGCAGGAAGCCTGCCCAACCGCTCGACGGGGAGAACCCACGCTTCACGCTCGTTGCCGAACTGCACAGTGCGTAACCGGAAGTTGTCGGAGTAGATATCCAGTCCGGTGGTTTCGGTATCGCAGGCGAGCCAGCCCAGGTTGGCTTTACCGAAGGCCACAAAATCTTGTATGTCCTCATGTGTTTCCACCGCGTTGATGGTGACCTGGCTACCGTTAACCACACGTGTATACGTTTTCATTTACCTCCTTCCGAAGTGTTGGGGGTTGGGGAGGGCACCCCGCAGAATGCCCTCCCCAATGTCAAGGTGACTAGCCCCAAACAGGCTGCTCGCCAGAACCCTGTGGAGGGAACCAGCCCTTCCACGCCTTACCGTTCTTCACACCCGAACGGAACGTGAAATGCTCAGGCACGTTGTCGGGACGTGAAGGTGCGGAAGCACCGGCAGGACCGGCACCACGCGACGGGGCAGCCTGGACAGCGCCACCGCGGAACTCGCCGGCAGTCTTCTTCTGAATATCGAGAAGTTCCTGAAACCGTGGATGGCTATGAATGGCGAACCAATCATCGACACTCGACGCATGAACCACAGTCCACGACGCATCAAACCCTGCCCCTTCCTTGTAGGTGGAAACGATCTTCCCGCCACCAGCTTTCTCGCTTGGCTTGTCGTCATCCCCGAAGATATCGAAATCGGTCAATTGCGTACCTTTCATAATTTGTGTTCTGTTTATTGCTCTGTTCCGCTGGCACCGGAACAAACCCATTTACCGAACGGGACAAGACCCGTTCGCACATTCCTCATCAACCCCGTCACTGACCTGCTTAGCGACAGCGGACTCGTACTCCCACTTCTCCAACCGCTCATACGGTGACTGGGGCATAGACGCTTCAGGGAAGATCGTGGCACCCTTAAGCTGCCCAGCGAACGCCTTAATCTGCTCAGCCACATGCTCAGGCTTGTACTGAGTCGGATCAACATTCGCAGTGAAAGACACTGCGTTATCCGCCCAATACCGTTGATACAACGCCTGGAACTTCAACATCTCTCCCAATGTCAAGTCATCGGCAGCCTCAACAAAATCCTCACCTTCCGGCCCGTACAGATCAGTAACAGCCTGTACCAGAGTGTCCATCGTCGGGATCGTGACAACCACCGAGTTATCGGAATACTGGTCATCCTCGATGTGGTATCCCTCAGCCCGATAGTTCTCAACCAAAGCCATCTGCTCCTCAGACACGGTGGAGAACCGGATTCGGCGCAGGAAAAACTTGGCGAAGATCGGGTGGATACCCTCAGACACACCAGGCATTTTGGCGATAGTGCCGGTCGGTGCAATCGTCCGTTTCTTCACCGGTACAGGGATGCGAAGATCATGGCTGAACTCCACAGCCTCAACATCCACTTCTTCAGCCAGTCCCTTGATCAATTCGATGAAGAACTCGTCATCGGGTGCTTCGGAGTATTTAATCCCGGTCATTGCAAGGAAGTTCGCTACTCCGAAGTGCCCCAACCCGATTCGCCGGTTGCGGTCCAACACTTCCCTGCTCTTGGGGTCACCAACCTCTGAGAAGGTTGCGCGGATGAGGAACCGGGTCATCAACTGGTGCGCTCGATACAACCCCGCCGTATCGACTTTCCCTGCGTAGTCCACAAACCCGGCCAGGTTGACGTGCCCAAGATTGCAAGGCTCCCACGGCTCCAACGTAATCTCTCCACAAGGATTAGTGCAGATCACCCGGTTAGGTTCACCCTCGTTGGACAGCGACGAATCCCAGAAGCCCGGTTCACCGTTGTGAACCATGCCGTAGGAGATTTCCTGCAACACTTTGCTGGCGTGCCACGCTTCGCCGTGTGAGGCGTGCTGCCAGAACTCGTCATCGACTTCCACCGAAATGTTGGTTGTCCAATGCGACAAGCTTTTGGCTTTGACGTTGATGAACTCCATGATTTGCAGGTCAGCCCAGTGCATCATCGCCATGCGTGCAGACCGGCGTACACCGCCGGCGACGACGCACTGTGCGATAGCGTGGTCGATTTCCATCGCCTCAATGCCTGTGAGGAAACCGCTCCTAGAGAAGATGGCAGCCACATCAATGAGCATCTTCGCCAACGGCAAAGGGCCGGAAGCCCTACCACCGAACGTCTTCAACCGCGCCCCGGCTTTACGGATGTTCGACACGTCGTACACCCTGTAGGTGTGTTCAACGTCCGGTCTGTAGAAGTTGTCGATCAGATCGGTGAGGGCGGAAGCCCACCCTTCGCGGGAATCTTCAACCTCGAACGCACCGGTCCAGTCGGGCGAATACCGCTCAGACAGCACACCCGCTTCCAGCATGGTTTGGTAGTCGGGATGTTCTGGGTCGCAGACGATTTCGACGTTGAGGCTGCGGAGGATGAACGGGTAGTTTTGGAGGTTGGAGTTGGAGTAGTTGGCCCCTACCCCGCCACCTTCCATCAACCGCATAAAAGCGAACTCGAAGTGCTCTTTAGGGGTGTTTCCACCCCAACCTGCTACCCAGCAGTTGAATAGATGCTCAGCGTTCTTGACACCGGATGCCCAGATGTGGCGTCCACCGGGCAGGATTTTCATTTCTGTCATGAGGTTGATGAGTTGTTGACGTTCGTTGTTCAGTTGGAATCGCTCGTCAACGAGGGCGAGGTTGCCGTCTACTACCCGCTCGACGGTTTCGGGCCACGTTTCTTTCGTGCCGTCTGGCTTAACCCGGCTGTAGGTGCGTTCGTAAACAACTTTACCTGTGTCAGTCATCTGCATATTAGTTGTACCCTTTCGTGTATTCTCCACCGCAAAACATTTCCCGGTCCTCCACGGACCAGTTATTGACCATCATGGGACGTTCATGTGGAAACAGATCGGGGAAAACTTGGGATCGGTATAGTTCGCTGCGCGGCATACCGTTGAACGTCCCATCCAATATGTTTCGTGTGTCGTCGCAGTTATCGAAAGCGTCCCAAGGTGTCCAACCGGGGGGCGCTTTCTCAAGTTTGCTCATCTTCCACTCGCCCTGGCCTGTGTGAGTAGCCGGTTGATTGCTTCGGAGCTTTCGTCGTCCCAGTTCTTTTTCGACTGGTAGTGGGCTTTGCCGGCGGTTACTGGCTTTCTGCTGCCGGGGCCGTCGTCGCGCCGAGTGGATTTGAACGAGCGGTTCATCTGCGTTGTAAGAGCCGTAAGAGCTTCACTCAACAAAGTTCGCTCTGCCCCTGTGGTGATCCGCTCACCAGCTTTATACTTTCGTTGAATAATCTGCCTGTGGGTTTCACCTATCTGGTTGATACCGTTCAATAAATCACCCGATGTTGACGTGCGCGACAGATTCGCGTCCTCGAAAGTGCGTTTCTCAAGCAAGTTCCGAACCTCATTAACCGAGTAGCGGAAGTTCCCTGAGAAAACCTCGTAGTCGGTGCGCTCTTTCGCAGCGATCTGATGCCCGATAGCGATGATCGCATTAAAACGATCTTTGTCCGCGAACTCAGTCAGCAGCTTCTCCACTGAACCTGGGCGCTCCAACAGGTGAACATAAATGTCCTGCTCCAAATCGTCTTCATCGACCACTGTGGGCCATTGAACAGCCACCGTTTTAGCGGCCTTACGAATCTGATCCTTCATATCCAACACGCTCATAATAGGCTCCTCACGTCTCAATGTCAAGTCAGACCTCCCAGGTATCGCCGTCAACGGTGAACTTCCCTTTGTGAATTGGAACTATCTCCGGTTTCACATGTGTGCCCTCAACGGTGAGTAGGGCGAAGCCCATCTGCCAGTTAGCTGTCCCTCCTTTAAGGTAGTGGGCCTGTTTCATGTCCATCAGGTGCCCTACTTCTAGCCCGGTGAGGTAGCGGTTGATAGCCCCGCCGTAGCCCCCTGTCTCGGATTTCACTGCGAGGCGGTGGGTGTGGCCCATGACCACAGACTTGTTGAACTTTTTCGCTGCACCCAACGCTGTCCCACCGCCGATGCTGGACAGTTTGATCCCACCTTTGTGCCCGTGAGTGGTAACCCACTCCGGTGCAACAGAATTGACTTCGGGTAGGACTGTGATGCCGAACCCGTCGAAGTCCAAAAGTTTGTTGAAGTTGAAGGTGTCCGACTGCGCGAGGGCCGGGGCGTACTTCGACAGGTAGGTTCGCGGGCGTTCGTCGTGGTTGCCTTCGTGGACCCCGATTGGGCCTTGGTAGATTTCCCGTAGCGGTGCGAGGAAATGCTTTTTGGCGTATTCGGAGTCTCGGAATACTGATCCTTCAAATTCGCCGGCGGTGCCTTTCGTCCACCGAGAGGGTTGCGGGTAGTCCATCAGGTCACCGATGTGGATGATGTGATCGGGTTGGGTGTCTCCGATATATTTCAGTACAGCTTTTAGTGCCCGACGATCTTCAAATGGAAGCTGAGTGTCTGGCAGTATCACAATCCTTTTCACGTCGCATACTCCTCAAGGTAGGCAACAGCTTTCGCTACGATTTCAGGGTCATCACGCAGTGAGCCAATGCCTTTATTGCAGTACGAGCAAAGCAAAGCCCTGACCTTTCCTGTATTATGGCAGTGGTCTACTACCAGACGCTTTCCGTTGCTTTTTCCAGTTGGCGGGTTCCTGCAGATAGCACACAGCCAACCTTGCACGTCACCCATGCGGTTGTAGTCACCCAAGGTGATGCCATAAAACTTCTCAATGTGTTTTGAGTAGAAGTACGTAGGGTTGTCATCAAGGAACCCCTGCCGCTTGCAGTGGTCGCCGCAATACTTTCGTTTGTGGTGGGTGCCTGTGATATCCGAACTGCAGCGTTTACAGGATTTCACGACAACCTCGCAATCTCACGGGACAGGTAGAAAGACGCCTTCAGCAGGTCTTCCAGATGCTTATCCGCGTTCTTTTTCCCAGCCCTGGCGATGTATTTGAACACGTTCCCGAGATGGTAGTTGTCGTGGAAGAACGCTTCGATCACGTCGAGGGCTTCCATCCCGTTGTCTGCCTGGTAGTGCCGGGGATGATATACAGGGTCGTTCATTTCGCCTCCAAAAGATTGACAACCAAATCCAGTGCGTGCGCGGCCTGGCACGGCGCGCAGGCGTGCTCGTTGAGCCGCTGGTGCCACTGGTGGCCGGTGTCTGTGCCGCCGATTCACGTCGCACTCGTCATCGGTGTTTTTAGCATCGAAGTCCTCACTGACCGCGGAAAGCATTTCGATAACATCTTTACGCTTGTACTGCTTACTCATTGTTTTCCTCCCACATAGCTTTCTCCAACGCCTTAAACAACCCTTCTAAACCGGACTGGAACTCCTGCCCGTTCCGGGCGTTGTCCAGTTTCTCCGCGAAGGTTTCACTCATATTCTTCTCCGATCAGTTCGTCCCATTCTTCGGGGATGATCCCGGTCATGATGAACTCACGTTCATACCCGTTAAGAGCCTGAAAGGCGTGCTGCGCTAAAACACCCGACTCCCACAAAGCGATCTGATCCTCAGTGACAGGCAAATCCATCACATGTGTTTTACCTGTGAGTGGGCTAGCCCTCGAAATCAGCATCTTCATCCTCCTGCCACACAAAGTCATGGATACGTTCAACCCAGGCCGGGAACTCAACATCCACCGACAAGTTGACCTCTAACCTCATTTCAACCTTTCCAAAAGAGCTGCCTTACCGTGTTTGACAACAACCGAATTAACGTCTTCACCTGGCGGCATCGGGATGACTTTCGCGTTCGGTAGCACCGACGCGATCCCGTGCCCGAACTGTGCGCCGGCGCTATCACCATCGGTTAAAACAAGTACCTCCCGGTATCCGAGGAACGGTTCGCGGAAGTGGTCTTGCCAGGAATTAGCGCCAGGAACTCCCACAGCAGGTACCCCGCATAGCTGAGCAGTAACCGCATCAATCTCTCCTTCTGTGATCGCTATAACAGGTGACGGTTTAAGTAAGGCTGGGGTGTTGTACAGCCGGGGTTTATCTCCCGGCGCTGTCATGTATTTCCCGTGCCCGGTGTGTTCGTGTTGTTCGATGCAGCGGAATCGGATGGATGCGACGGCCCACCCGTTGTCTGGTGACCAACGCAGGTATGGGATGGCGAGGAACCCGGTGAACATTTCGTGCCCCCGTAGGGGTTCTGCGACGTACCCGATTCTGAACTTGGTGGCTTCTGCTAGTCCTCGTTCAGCTAAATACTCTTGACCTGGGCTGCCTTCGAGGTTGTGGTGGTATTTCTCCGTCGCCGCCTTCAGAAAGGCTT